ATTCCTTGTGGATTTGAAGGGTATACTCAAAAAGAATATGACACAGTTTTAAATCCATCTCCGGTTCCAAAATTCAAAACAAAATATTTCTTCCCTGGTGAAACTATTGCTAATCCACCATTTGGAGCGGCAACAGGCGGTTCTAATTTAGTGGAATCTCCGGGAGACATTGTTAGAAGAACTTATTTAGGTTTCTCAACACAATATGGTATTGACGAATCATTCTTAACTTATAAAGGTAGACAAAATCCACAATCTTGGGTTATTGCTCCTCAACCAATTGAAGGTGCTGCTTGGAATTACGTAAGTAAAGGATTCCATATGGACTCAGGAGCTACAGTTGTTACTATTACAAATAGTTCATTAACAAGTGGTCAAACAGCATTTGAATGTGGTACTGCGGATTTCAGATTTGACCCTGAAACTCAAGAAAACCCTTACTACTTCATTTATTCAAGAAAATATACTGTATGTTTTGCAGGTGGATTTGACGGATGGGATATCTATAGAGAATTTAGAACAAATCAAGATAGATTCCAATTAGGTCAATCAGGATTCTTAGCGGGAGCATCGTCTTCTACAAGATACCCTAACGCTACAGGTAGTGGTTTATTTAAACGAATTACAGTTGCTAACAATACTCAAGATTTTGCAAATACTGATTATTACGCTTATTTACTTGGTATTTTAACATTTGCGAATCCTGAGGCAACAAACATTAATATATTAGCAACTTCAAGTATTGATTATATTAACAATTCAAACTTAGTAGAAGAGACAATTGATATGGTTCAATATCAAAGAGCAGACTCGGTTTATATTGCAACAACACCTGATTATAATATGTACACTCCAGATGCTACAAACCCTCAAGATATTATTTATTCTCAAGAGGCGGTTGATAACTTGGACAATACAGGAATTGACTCTAACTATACTGCAACTTACTATCCTTGGATTTTAACAAGAGATACAGTTAACAATACACAAATTTATTTACCTGCAACAGGTGAAGTTTGTAGAAACTTAGCGTTAACAGATAACATTGCATTCCCATGGTTCGCATCAGCGGGTTACACAAGAGGTCTTGTAAATTCTGTTAAAGCGAGAGTTAAATTGACTCAAGAAGATAGAGACACATTGTACCAAGGTAGAATTAACCCTATCGCAACTTTCTCAGATGTTGGTACGGTTATTTGGGGTAATAAAACATTACAAGTTGCTGACACAGCACTTAACAGATTAAATGTAAGAAGATTATTACTTCAAGCTCGTAAGTTAATTTCAGCGGTGGCAGTAAGATTATTGTTCGAACAAAACGACCAAATTGTTAGACAACAATTCTTAGATAGTGTTAACCCAATTTTAGACTCAATCAGAAGAGATAGAGGTTTATACGATTTCCGTGTAACTGTTTCGTCTTCACCTGAGGATTTAGATAGAAATACATTAACAGGTAAAATTTACTTGAAACCGACGAAAGCGTTAGAGTTCATTGATATTGAATTCTTCATCACTCCAACAGGAGCTTCGTTCGAGAATATTTAATGAAAACCATAAGTGGGGATACGTCCCCACTTTTTAGCCAATTATGAAAAAAAATACATTAAAAGAAGGAATTGATGAACAAGGTACACCTGATATGAAATATTATGCATTTGATTGGGATGATAACATAGTTCATATGCCAACCAAAATTATAGTTAAAACTGAAGACGGTGAAGAAATTGGTATGAGTACTGATGATTTTGCAGAATACAGACATCAATTAGGGGAAGAACCTTTTGAGTATAATGGTGAAACTATTGTGGGATATGGTGAAGAACCGTTTAAAAATTTTCAAACACCGGGAGATAAGAACTTTTTGATTGACTCAATGAGAGCTAAACTTGGACCAGCGTTTGACGACTTTAGAGAAGCTATTAACAGAGGTTCTATCTTTTCTATAATAACCGCTCGAGGACATAACCCTAACACCTTAAAACAAGCTGTTTACAATTACATAATTGAAGGGTTTAATGGTATTGATAAAGATGAGTTAATTAAAAACTTAAAAAAATATAGGAGTATTTCAGGTGATGATGAGATGAGTGATGATGAATTAATTAAAACATATTTAGATATGTGTAGATTTCATCCTGTTTCTTATAACGACCCTGAAGGTGCTGCAAATCCTGAAGAGGCTAAAGTTCGTGCAATGGATAAATTTGTGGACCATATTAAAGATATCTCTTCAAAATTAGACAAAAAGGCGTTCCTTAAAAAAGAGGTGAGTAATAATTTTGTACCATCAAAACCAACTATTGGATTTTCAGATGATGATATTCAAAATTTGGAGGTTATGAAAAAACACTTTAAAGACAAAGAAGACAATATTGTAAAAACTTATTCAACAGCAGGAGGAATAAAAAAAGAATATTAACTAGTATTAAAGAACTAGTAATAAATAATTAAATAAAAAACTAGTTAAATAAACTAGAATTAAATAAACTAGACTGGATTATAACGATAATAAATTAATTTCAGAAAGTCAATAAAAATATTTTCCATTTGGATATATTTATGATAATAAACAAAGAAAAACTAATTTAAAATAATATGGCTGATTTATTGATGAAAATGCCGATTCCTTACGAACCGAAAAGACAGAATCGATTCATACTAAGGTTTCCATCAAGCTTAGGGATTAACGAATGGTTTGTAGAAAGTACTGCAAGACCTAAAATTAAAATTGCTTCTACTGAAATACAATTTTTAAATACATCTACCTATGTTGCGGGTAGATTTAATTGGGATGAAATACCTGTTAAATTTAGAGACCCAATTGGACCATCTGCGGCACAAGCTCTTATGGAATGGGTTCGTTTACACGCTGAATCTGTTACAGGTCGTATGGGTTATGCTGCGGGTTATAAAAAAGATATTGACCTTGAGATGTTAGACCCAACAGGAGTTGTGGTAGAAAAATGGATTCTCTATGGTACATTCTTAACTAGTGTTGATTTTGGTTCGTTAGGGTACAGTACTGATGGTCTTGCTGACATTAGTGTATCATTAAGAATGGACCGTTGTGTATTAGTTTATTAATTTTTTAAAAAAAATAAAAACATATGTGTTGATAAAAAATCAATACTAATTATATTTAACCGTAAAGACATAAACTTTACGGTTATTTTTTTATATGGAAAATCAAGCAATAGAATACGGACAACAAAACTTTACGTTACCACATGATGTAGTACCACTACCATCGGGAGGAGTGTTTTACAAAAATAAAAAGAAATCTATCAAGGTAGGTTATCTAACAGCTAATGACGAAAATATTTTAATGGCGGGTGGGAATGATATGACCTCAACACTATTAAGAGGTAAAATCTACGAACCAGACCTTAGGATTGAAGATATGTTAGAAGGAGATGTTGAAGCAATTTTAATATTCTTAAGAAATACAGGTTTTGGACCTGAGATTAATTTAAATTTAATTGACCAATTAACAAAAAAACCATTTCAAACAACAGTTTATTTAGATGAGTTAAATGTTATTAATGGACAAACACCTAATGAAGATGGTACTTTTATTACTCAATTACCTAAATCACAAGCTACAATAAAATTAAAACCTATAACTTATGGTGAGATTTTAGAAATAAGCAAGTTAGAAGACTCATATCCTCAAGGAAGAGTTGTTCCAAAAGTAACTTGGAGATTACAAAAAGAAATTATAGAGGTAAATGGAAGTGCTGATAAATCAGAAATAGCTAAGTTTATCGAACAAATGCCGATTTTGGATTCAAAATTCATAAAAAAATTTATGAATGATAATGAACCAAGATTAGACATGAGTCGAGTTGTAATCACCCCATCAGGAGAAAAGATGACAGTTAATGTCGGATTTGGGGTTGAGTTTTTTCGTCCTTTCTTCTGATTATAGAAAAGGACAGATAGATGAATTCTACTATTTGAACAAATTAATGAACATAACTTATCAAGATTTTCAAACAATGCCACTATTTGTTAGAAAATATTTGTTAGATAAGTGGATTGAAGATAACACAAAGGACTGAAAACTCAGTCCTTTTGTATTTATATTAAAACACCATTCAAATTATGGCAGCAGGAGACGAAGAAAAAAAAATAGAAGACGCAGGTAAAAGCTCATTAAGTTATAGTAAACAATTAGCTGAAGCTTTTAAAATAAATTTTGAAACGTTAGCAAAAACAATTGAGGACACTTATAAAGCCCAAGTCGAGCTCAATAAAGCTTTTGGACAAGGACAAGAAAGACTCACTGAAACGTATAGGGCGGTTTCCGATGCTGCTCCAAGAGTTGCTCGTTTAGGTGGAGATATAAAAGATGTCCAAAAAACAATGATTGGTATTGCAGAGGCGTCAAGACGTAATGTTATTGCAAATACCGAAGATGTAGAAAAACTTTTTGCTGCAACTGAATTGATTGGGGGTAGTGCTGAAAGTTTAAGTAATTCTTTTTTAGATGTTGGTGTTGGTATTGGACAAATTGGACCACAATTAGAAGATTCGATTAATTATATCCAAAGTATTGGTGGAAACACAAAGACGGTTATGAAAGATGTGACCGACAATATGTCACAAATGAATAGGTTTCAATTTGAAGGTGGGGTTAAAGGGTTAACAAAAATGGCTGCTCAAGCGTCAATGTTAAGGTTTGATATGAAAGAAACTTTTCAGTTTGCTGAAAAAGTTTTAGACCCTGAAGGAGCAGTTGAAACTGCGGCAGCAATCCAAAGATTAGGTGTTTCAATGGGTAATTTAGCTGACCCATTCCAATTGATGAATCAGTCACTTACTGACCCAGCGGGATTACAAGATAGTTTAATTAAAGCAACAAAACAATTTACGGAGTACGACGAAAAAACAAAAACGTTCAAAATTAACCCTCAAGGTGTATTAACCTTAAGAGAACTTGCTAAAGCAACTAATACAAGTTTTGAAAATTTATCAAAATCTGCATTAGCCGCGGCTGAATTAGACGAAAGACTTTCATCTATTAACCCATCGTTAGTTTTTGAAAATGAAGAAGACAAACAATATCTTAATAATATTGCGACAATGAAGGATGGTAAGTATCAAGTTGAGGTTACGGATGAAAAAGGTGAAAAAGTTTATAAAGACTTAGGGGAAATTACTCAACAAGAAATGAATAAACTTATTGAGGAACAAAAGACCGGGCCTAAAACTCTTGAACAAATGACTAAATTACAATTAGGTCTTGATGAAGATATTTTGGCAAATGTTAAATCGATAAACGCAGCCATATCTCAAGGAATAACAAGTCCAAAACAAATTACAAAAGGTATTGCTGCATCACAAAGAGTTATTAAAACCACTCTTGGTGAGACATCAGATGCATTTAAAGCTAAAGATTTTAGGGATTTAAGTGAAGGAGTACTAAAAGAGTTAGGTAATGTTGCCATGAATTTAAAAGATGGTAACAAACCTCTTACTAGTGCGTTTGAAAATGGAATAAGTGGTCTTGGTGGCGTTTTAGAAGCTTCTCAAAAAAGATTTACTGAAGTATTAAAAGAAGTGGGTGAAAAAATTGCGGCGGGATTAACAAACAACACTGCGGGAGAAAGAATGATAAAAGGTAATGTTAATAAAGCTGTTGAATCTTATGGAGGTAATGTATCAACATCGTCGTCACCAATAACTCCATCAGGAGGAAATAGGGCAGCAACATTACAGAATGGACAAAGTACTGTAACAACTCAAACAACTAAAGGAACTGTTGATGTTGGTGGTAAAATTGAAGTTGATATTAAAGCCCCCAATGGTGTTTCAACAGAACAACTAAAACAAATTTTAACCACTACCTTTAATGAATCAAGATTCAAGGATTATATTTTTAGGTTAATGCCTGATGATAAATCAAAATCACCTGAATCAAATACTTATTAATAATCTATTTATAATAAAAAATCGTAAATGTCAAATAGTCCATTAGATTTCATAAATTCAGATGGTTTCAGAAAGAAATTAATAACGAGAAATTTAGTTCCTTATGCTAAATCTCCAAGCAGGCCTTCTGTTCAAGTTCCGTATGAATATATTTCATCGGATTTATCTGTAATTGATAGTCCTGACCAACTTATTGACAACCCATCATTAGCAAATCAATTATATCCTTTAAATAGATATGGCAATGAGGGAGGATATCTACAAGTTCCTGACCCAAATGGATTGACTAATACAATTTCAAATCAAGGTGAATATGGACCGGGTCAACAAGATGCTCATATTGTCGATGAGGGTTATGACGCGGTAAGGTTATGGAGACCATTAAATGCTTATGCTGATGGGTTAAATGTGTTTGACTCAGCAGAATCATTTTCAAGTTTAGAAACAGTTAGACCTGACCAAGATAGACAAGGTAATGGACAACCATATCCGGGACCAATTGTTTCATCATCGTATTCCCCACTATCAATTTTATTATCAACAAATCCAACCGGTAGTAACGGTAATTTAAGTCAAGATTCGTATATTGCTCGTTTAGGTGCTCAAACACTTAGAAATGAATTCCAAGAAAGAATTGCTGCTCGAATAAGGTTAGAAACAATAGGACAAGCCAACATTTTAAATGTAACTAGCGGTACTGACTTAATTAATATACTATCAGGTTCGGTGCCTATATTAGAACCAAATTGGCAAATAACCGTTCCATCAAATCCAATAACCGCCGCCGCAGATTTTGCACTTCGATTAGGAGGTAGTATTTTACCTATAAGTTTAATTCCGGGGTCGTATTTTGACCCGATGATTAATCCTGGTCAACCTACCACAATTCAACAAGTTACAAACGCAATTGCGGGAACAACTATTGGGAACTTTTTTAATCAATTACTAGGTGCGGGTCAAACCGGGTCACAAATTTTTTATAATAATACAGGCGCAGGTCAAAAATCACGTTTGTTTAAAAATATTGATTACAACAAATACAAACCAAATTTTGAAAGAGGTGTGTTCGATAGAGTTGCCGGGGCATTAACCGGGACATTATCGGATAACAGTAATTTTTATGTTGGTTCAAGAAATTCTGACCCGTCAAGAATATTTTCACCTGGTGGTGATTTACCTGTTGACCAATTTGGTAAAGAACAACAATCACCAGTATATGGACCTCAAGAGTTAGCTCAATTATATGAGGGACCAAGTCAAGATGTAAGATTAGGGGCTAATGGTCCTACCTATTCTAATGGTGGTGGTATTGAAGGAGGATTTACTTGGACATCTCCAAAATATAAAGATAATGCCGGTAAGAAAGTTGGTTTAGGTGGTGTTGTTACAAATGAGGATGAAGACTTTAAACCTTCATCGTATAACACAACTGAATCGACAAACAGGACTTTTAAAGGAGGTTCTATCTTAGATGATACTCAGAGAATTATTAATAGCCAACCTCAAGGAGGTCGAAGATTACAACACGTAGGGAATGCGATTGACCAAGTTAGTAAAGTTTTTCATGATGGATATAAAGAAATTACTAAAGGTTCAAGAGTATATCGATATGTTGGAGCCGTGGGACAAGAAGTTGGAACAGAGTATTGTCGTATTTTTGCTAAAGATTTACCATACCTACAATACAATGATTTACAAAAAGTAGATGGTATAACAACATCAGGTAGAAGATTTTCTGATTCTGTGTTTGATAATACCTATAACTTAAACATCGCACCAAACAAACAAGAAGGAGGACAAGATTCAACTAACCTTATTGGTGGTATGAATAATGGATATGCCAAAAAATATATGTTTTCATTGGAGAACTTGGCTTGGAGAACTTCAAGTACTCCGGGATATTCAGTTGCTGATTTACCAGTATGTGAAAGAGGACCTAATGGAGGTAGAGTTATGTGGTTTCCACCTTATGGATTAACGTTTAGTGAACAAACAACCCCAAATTGGAATCCAACTGAATTCCTTGGTAGACCGGAACCTATTTACACATATAAGAGTACTACCCGTACAGGTACTATAAATTGGAAAATAGTTGTTGACCATCCATCTGTGTTGAATGTTATAGTTAATAAAATATTAAATAATGAAACTAATAAAGTTAGAGTTGATAGTATTTTAGAATCATTCTTCGCTGGGTGTAGAAAATATGATTTATATGAATTAGCTAAAAAATATTATACGGTTAATCCAAATGATTTGTATCTATTACAAGAAGCAATTTCGTCAAAAGAGACAACTAAAGAACAAACTTT